TGAAAAACGTCCGAAAGGTCAAGCTTGCTTCTAAGAAGCGCATGAACTCCGATTTCGTTTCTACATCCGAATTAAATCTGCGAAAGAAATTGAACACCTTCCTGGTACAGAAGGGTTCTCATCACATCATTCCTGATGCGATCACGACGTCCCAGCATGTGTCCATCCTCGAAGACCCCTTGAAAAAGGGTGTAGAAGATGATCTTATTGTAATCCGTTTAGACGGAACAAATAAGACCAATCTTTATCTTCGGAGGAAGACGTATACTGAAATGTTTCACGACAAGAATCTGCCGGCTAAAACTAAGGTATCTGAATCCCCTGATGGGGAGGAGGATGCCGAGGGAGGCATCTTGTTGGCGGCCACGAACAAAGCAACTCGAATAGTCGATTGCCTCCTCGTGCCGTTAAGGTGTATTTATGGAGAAGAGAAGATAGATTCTTTTGATATTTTGCCAACTTTAGTACACATCCTTTCTTGGGTTCTTGAGAAAAGATGGGTGGCTGAACTCAAATATCATTTGAATTGTCTCTTTTGCAAATACACGGACCAGGAACTTCCTGAATCAATTGGTTCTATTCATAAACCAGGGAGCGTCTTTATGGGCGTTCTGGGTCGACGAATAGCGCATAAAATTGCGAAGGGAGATCGAAGGGCTGAGATCTTTTTAAATACTATATTACATGGTTATAAAAAGGGTATGCCGCATGTTGAGATTGAGACTGTAAGAACGTCTGCTTTCAAACATAAGGAAAGATTGAGTCGGGATACCCCGACACCATCTTTCCTTTTGAATGAAATCAGGCGAACTGGGACAGAGATTTTTTCCAAGAGACGTAATCGTCATTGGACTCTACCAAGTCAAAAGTCAATCAACATCGATCCTCCGTGCAAGTTTTGTGCACCGGGAGTCTCCAGCTGTACTGAGTGCACATGTGCTCAAGCTGGGACTCTCGGTCACTTGATCGAAGAATATTCTGGATCAGACTCTCTGGGCTTTGACCATCTGATTTCGATGCATTATGACCCCCGTGTGGGGAAGAGGAATGTGTGGAAGAAGGTGGGAAGAGTCCCCTGGAGACTACCAATGCCAGTCATGTGTAGTTCACAAATCCAAAGTAAGTGTGTTTACGAGCTTAGAGCTCAACACGATTACCAAGAACTTGTGAATTTAGCACGACTTAACATTGATCGTCTCTGGGAAACAGATAGTGTGGTTAAGTTTATTTTGGAACCCCTCAAGGTCCGTCCAATAACTGCAATGAGCGCCTACCATAATGGGCTCTATCCAGAAATACAACAGAAGATGTGGGATTGCCTTGCAAAATTCCCGCAATTCGCCTTAACTGGCACCCCTGTCACTGAAGCTCACATTAAGTGGCTCATGTGTAAAGATCCGAATGGAGTTGATTATGGTTGTTGGTCTAAACCCCAACAATTTGATAAAATCTGTTCTGGTGATTACTCTGGAGCAACAGATTCATGTCATATGGATTTGTCTACGACACTAGTGGAGACTATCACGGATGATCTTTTCCTCCAAAACATTCTTTTACATAATCTTTCTCGACAGAGAATTACTTATGCTAAGAGTGGTTTGAAAGGTGAGGATTGTCCTGAGCCGTTTGTGCAAACAAATGGGCAGTTAATGGGATCAAGATATAGCTTTCCAATATTGTGCGTTTTCAACATAGCGATTTATCGTTATTGCCTTGAAAAGGTCACACATAGAAGATGGGCTATTGAGGAACTTCCCGTGCTTGTTAATGGTGATGACATTCTCTTCCGAACAAACGACGTCCTTCAACGTCGTTGGGAGAGTGTATTACCATTAGCAGGGCTCGAGAAATCGGTAGGAAAGAATTTTGTTAGTGACCGTTTCTGCACGATCAATAGTAAGTTGTTTAAGAAGCGTAACTACAGTTGGGGTACCGAATGGGGAATCAACCTTCCGAATAGGATGGAAGAGGTCCCTTACTTCAATATGTCAATGTGTTACGGCACCCATAAGGAGCCATATACCGGCAGAGAAAAAACAATTAAGAAGACCGAATCTGAAATATTCGGCGCTCTTAAGGGTTCTTTCGCTGAGGTATATGACCTCCCGTCCAGATATAGAGATGATTTTGAACGATCAATCAGAATGCGGCGACCGGAGATTTCGGTGTCCAAACTTTCACGTTTCCATTTAGGCTTCGGCCCCTCTTGTAGGGATACCGTTGTACCGAAAATTGAAATGTTGAAAGAGTTACTTTGGACATCGGAATCGCCCACCGATGTGCTTCCACAGACCATGGTCTATAGAACGCACTTAGGAACGTTACCTTCTGATGAAATCGACATCTCGAAAAGATGGAAAGGTGTGTTGAAATTACAAAACGAAACTGACTAGAAACTTGCGTTTCGGGTTAGTAAGGCTAGTTTTTCAACCAAACTCAACAAAATATCGTTAAGAGAGAAACAGAGCCTGCTACGGGCTGGGCATTCCTGTCCTGGGTACGAGGTGTATGATAGCACTTATCATTCACGATGTTCCTGGGTTAGGTAGGGACAATGCCGGAGGATTATGTAGTTATCTCCTTAGTAGAATTGGAAT